GGGTTAGGAGTTACTGGATTTACTATTGGACAATCTGGATTATCAACATATCCAACAATCCAAAGAAGAGGATTTGGACTCCGAAATAACGGTCCTCTGAGAAAGAGTCTTTAACTTAGTATAAATATAGGAAAAAGCTAGTAATATGGCTGCCATTGTAACAGATCAATTTAGGATTTTAAATGCAAATAACTTTGTAGAGACTGTAGAAAGTCCTGCAAATTCTTATTATGTATTTCTAGGATTGACAAATCCATCTACGGTTGGATTTGGTAGAACAAATAATTGGGATGATAATATACCAAACCCAACAGACAGTATTGATATAGTAAATCATACTGCTGATACTATGATGTTTGGTAAAAAGGTAGGTGCTGCTAATATCCGTAGATTAATTAGAAGAACTAATTGGATTCAAGGAACACGATATGAAATGTATCGTCATGATTATAGTGGAACAAATCCTGCTCCAATAACACAAGCAACTAGACTTTATGATGCAAACTACTATGTAATGAATAAAAATTACAATGTATATGTTTGTATTGATAATGGATCCTCTGGAATCACTACTACTGGTAATGCATCTCAAGATGAACCATTATTTACTGATTTAGAACCATCTGCTGCAGGTAGTAGTGGAGATGGATATCTTTGGAAGTATTTGTTTACCGTTTCTCCAAGTGATATTATAAAATTTGATTCTACGGAGTATATAACTGTTCCAAATCAATGGGCAACTAGTACTGAGTCTCAGATACAATCAGTTCGTGATAATGCCGATTCATCGGTAAATAACAATCAAATTAAGAAAATTTATATTGATAATCAAGGATCTGGGTATTCTGGTGGATTGGGTCAAGAATTTGATATTGTTGGTGATGGTACTGGTGGTAAAGTCGTTCTTGATGTTGTTAGTGGAAAAATAACTAAAGCTATAGTATCTTCTGGTGGTAAAGGTTATACTTGGGGATTTGTTGATTTAGGTAGGATTAATTCTACCGCTTCAGTATCAGCAAAACTAATTCCTATTATTCCTCCAACAAAAGGACATGGATATGATATTTACAAAGAATTAGGTACTGATAAGATTTTAATCTATGCTAGATTTGATGATAAAGATAAGGATTTTCCAATAGACACTAAGTTCTCACAAATTGGTATAGTAAAAAATCCAACAGTTGCTGGATCAGCTACAACTTTTATAGATAATCAATTCTCCTCATTAAATTCCATTAAATTCTCAAGTATTACTGGAACTGCTCCTGTTGCTGGAAATTTAATTACACAAGTACAAGCGGGTGGAATTGCTAAAGGGTATGTTGCATCATATGATTCGGAAACTTTAGTCGTTAAATACTATCAAGATAGAAATCTTTATTATAACTCTACTTCTCATGATCAAACTGATTATGTTGGAGTATCTACGTCTGGTAAGGTAATACCTTTTGAATCTTCAGCATCTCAAGTAAATTTCCCTAGTGGAAATGGTGCTATAGATACTAACTTTAATGTAGGTATTACAACCGTAAACAATAAAGTTATTAGTTTGGGTGTTAATTTTGCAAATGGACTTGCTAGTCCTGAGATAAATAAAGGATCAGGGGAAATTATCTACTTAGATAATAGAGCCTCGATTGCTCGAAATACTCGACAAAAAGAAGACGTTAAGATCATCCTGGAATTCTAAAGAAAAATGCCACAAAAGACTAATTTAAATGTAAGTCCTTATTACGATGATTTCGATAAGGCAAATAATTTTTACAAGGTATTATTTAAGCCAGGTCAACCAGTACAGGCTAGAGAATTAACTACCCTGCAGTCTATGCTGCAGAATCAGGTTGAATCTTTTGGTAGTCATGTATTTAAAGAGGGATCAATGGTGGTTCCTGGTAATATTAATGTTGATACAGATTATCATTCAGTAAAGATAGAAACAGATCATTTAGGTATACCAGTAGCATTATATGCAGAGCAATTAAAAGGAGTAAGATTAAAAGGTCAAACATCAGGTATTATTGTTTCTGTAAATGGATATGCATTACCTGCATCTGGAACAGATATTACAGATTTAACACTTTATGTTAGTTATTTGGATGCTGGTCCAGATAATACTATAAGAACTCTTGATGATGGTGAAGTTCTTATAACTCAGAATGCATTTGTATATGGAAATACCCCTATTAATATTGGAGATACTGTAGTTACTTTGGTTGCTGATAATGCATGTGCTATTGGTAGTGCTGTAAGTATTGGAGAAGGTGTATATTTTATTAGAGGAACTTTTGTAGATGTAGCTGCTGATGTTCTTGTTTTAGATCCTTATGAGAATTTACCATCTTATAGAATAGGATTAAACATTCAAGAAGAGTTAATTAGTGCTAAAGATGATGCATCATTATTTGATAATGCTAGAGGATTTACTAACTATGCAGCACCAGGTGCAGACAGATTAAAAATATCAACAACTTTAATTAAAAAATCATTAAATGATTATGATGATAAAACATTTATTGAATTAGTAAAAATAGATGAAGGAGTAATTAAAAAATTACAGAATCAATCGGTATATTCATATCTTGGTAAAGAATTTGCCAGAAGAACATTTAAAGAATCTGGTCATTATACAGTAGAACCATTTACTATTCAACCAACAGAATCATTAAATGATGGTATATCTAATGAGGGTGCTTTCTCATCAGATAGAAAAACAGATCAAGGTAATACTCCTAGTGATGATCTTTTATGTTATAAAGTTTCACCAGGTAAAGCATTTGTTCAGGGATGGGAAGTTAATAGAAATGGTACAAGTATACTAGATGTTGCAAAACCAAGAGATAAGGAAACTATTGATAGAGCTAATGTTTCCTTTACTTTAGGTAATTTATTAAGAGTTAATAATGCATTTGGAACACCATTTATTGGTGTTAATAATGATGCTAATACAATTGATTTAATCAATTATAGGAAAAAGAATGGTGTTACTAATGCTAAACCAACTGGATCAACAGTAATAGGAAAAGCTAGAGTTTATTCTTTTGGTGTAACTGATGCAGCATATACTAATGCATCTACATCTTGGGATTTATATCTTTTTGATATTCAAACTTATCAATATTTAACTGTAAATTTAGCATTATCTAATACAGAAATGCCAGCTACTTCATATATTAGAGGTGTAAGTAGTGGTGCAACTGGATTTTCTGTAGGAGCAGGTGGTGGTGGAACTGCTATTAATGTAACACAAACTTCTGGTACTTTTATTGAAGGAGAGCAAATAATAATTAATGACGATGAATCAGTTACTAGAAGTACTGTATCAGTAAAAGTTTGGGAAGTATCAGATATTAAATCTGTATATCAAGATACATCAACATATAGTGGTTATAGTATAGATTTTAGTGCCGATACTGTTTTACAAGGAAAAACTCCTAAAGGATTTGGTGCTGGTGATGAAATTTCCATAACAGCAGCTGGTGCAGTTACATCACCAGGTAGAAATTTCTTAGGTATTAGAAGTGATTCTATTATTTCATATACAATACAAGATGCTGCTCATAATGGTTTGGAAACATTTAACAGAGTGGTTTCTGTTGAAGCAGATGGTCTCTCAATGACTGTTGCTGGAGTTAGTACCATCACAGGTGTTACTGATGGTGGATTGCCTACAGGTGGCGGAGTATCTCCAACTGGACTTAGAATTCAAACTCCTACAATTCTCAACAATGAGAATTCTGGACTCTATGCACCATTAGGTTTTAATAATGTTTCTGAGGTAAATCTTACAGGTTCTACATTATTAGTAACAAAGGCATTAACTGGTGAAACCACTAGTGGTGCTGGAGAATTGTCATTTAATATAGCTTCTAGTGGAATATCAAGTGCATTCTATAGTGCATTTGATGCGGAAAGATATTCTATACATTATTCTAATGGTACTATTGAAGATCTAACATCAGACCAATTCACATTAACTGATGGTGGTTTAACAGCAACTATTAAGGGATGTACTGCAAGTCAAAGTAATATTGTAGTTAATACCACAATAAGAAAAGATGCCATTCAAAGTAAGCAGAAAGTTTATGTAAGAAGTGAAAGAATGTCTGTAAATAAGACAATAGTTGGCGTATCTACAGTTTCAAATGGATTAACTGAAAATAAATTTTATGGTCTTAGAGTTCAAGATAAAGAAATATCATTAAATGTTCCAGATGTTGCAAATATTGTTGGTATATATGAGTCTTTAGATAGTAATGTACCTATTCTAGATAAGTTAATTTTTGTTAGTGGATTAGGATTAAATACTAATTCTATTCTTGGTGAAAGAGTTGTTGGATCTACAAGTGGTGCTGTTGCTCAAATAACATCAAGAGATTCTGCAACACAAATAGAAATTGGTTATTTGAATGATAAGAAATTTATTATTGGGGAAACTGTTACATTCCAAGAATCTAATATTATTGCTAATTTAATCAATACAACATTAGGTAGTTATTTAAATATTACTGATAAGTTTACTTTAGATAAAGGTCAAAGAGAGCAGTATTATGATTATTCTAGAATAGTTAGAAGAAGTACATTTGCCCCTCCTACTAGCCAATTATTGATAGTCTATAACCAATATCAAGTTCCAGGTGGAGATTCTGGAGATGTTTATACTGTTGGATCATATGATGATGAAAGATTTGGTCAAGATATACCTCATTTAAAAGATGGATTAAGAGCATCTGATACTATTGATTTTAGGCCAAGAGTTCAAAATTGGGGATCAACTGCAACTTCTAGTCCTTTTGCATGGCAAAGTAGACTATTTGGTACTGCTGGTGTTAATCCAACATTAGTAGTTGCTCCAGGTGAAGGTGCTGTTCTTGGAATGAGTTACTATCTACCAAGAATCGATAAACTAGTTCTTACACCAGGATTAGATGAAGATGGTGTTGCTCGTGATAAGAGAGGTCAGTTTGAAATAATTCAAGGAGTTGGTTCATTGGAACCAGGAGTTCCAGCAACCATTGATAATTCAATGCATGTTGCAAATATCATATTACCTGCATATCTCTATGATCCAGACGATGCTAGAGTAGTTTTAGTGGATAATAGAAGATATACCATGAGAGATATTGGTAAGATTGAAGATAGGGTTGAGAATTTAGAAATAACTACATCTTTAAGTCTTTTAGAGCTTGATACTAAAACTTTACAAGTACAAGATGCAGATGGTCTTTCTAGATTTAAGACTGGTTTCTTTGTAGATGACTTTAAGAGTAATGCATTTGTAGATGTTGGTAATGATGACTGTAAGGTTGATATTAAGACTGATGATAAGGAATTACGTGTTCCTCTAGATTTCTTTACAGTTAAACCTGAATTAGCACTATCTCCTGATATTAATACTGAGACTGCAGATTTCTCATCAAATCTTAATCTTTTAGATTCTAATTTACAAAAAACTGGAGATTTAATAACACTTAAATATGATGAAAAAGGTTGGATTGAACAACCATTAGCATCTAGAGTTGAGAATGTAAACCCATTTAATATGGTTGAATATATTGGATTTATAGAATTAAATCCATCAACTGATACTTGGGTTAGAAATGTTTATGTTGACGGTGGTGAAAGAACAGTAACTGGCGAAAGAGGTGGATTTGTTGGAGAATATATTGATACAGTTCAAATTGGTAGTGAACCAGATACTCACATTCGCTCCAGAAACGTTGCATTTAGTGCAAATGCATTAAGACCTGTTGCTAAATTCTACCCATTCTTCGATGGAACCAGTGGTATTGATATTGTACCTAAGTTACTGGAAGTTTCTATGGATACTGGTATTTTCAGTAATGGAGAAACTATAGAGGCATATAATGGATCAACACTTGTTGCATCATTTAGAACATGTCAACCAAATCATAAAACTGGTCCAGCATTAGATCCAACAACAACATTTAATGCCAATCCATATAATACATCAATTGATTTATCTACTTCATATGCAGCATCTTCTACAGTTGTGAACGTAGATGTTGCATCATTAGTAGAAGAGGCACAAGGTAAATATTTTGGATATGTTGAAAAAGGTACAGTATTAATTGGTGCAACAAGTGGTGCCCAAGCAACTATTTCTGATGTTAAATTAGTTGCAGATACATTTGGTGATTTATTTGGAGCATTCTGGTTTAGAAATCCATTAGCAACTCCACCCCCAAGCTTAAGATTTAGAACTGGTACTAGATCATTTAAATTAACATCAAGTGAATCAAATGCTGAACCATTACCAGGAAGTCTTTTAATTAGTAGTGGTGAAACTACTTACCGTACAAGTGGAATAGTTGATATTTACAGTCAAACCTTAGTTAGAGTTGTTCCACCACCCCCACCACCACGTAGATGTGACCCTCTTGCACAATCATTTACTACCGATGTTAATTCTGGATGTTTCTTGACTTCTGTTGACATATTCATGGCGAATAAAGATGCCTCACAGAAATTAAGAGTAGAACTTAGAACAGTAGAATTGGGAACACCAACAGCTACATTAGTTCAAGAATTTGCAGCAGTTACACTTGAACCATCTCAGATTAATACATCTACAGATGGAACAGTTGCAACTAATGTTAAATTCCCATCTCCAATTTGGTTAGAGCCAGATACTGAGTATGCGTTGGTACTTCTTGCACCAACTTCTGATCTTTATGAATCTTGGATTGCTAAGATGGGTGAAAGAACAGTTAATACAACAACCTTACCAGATGCTGAGAGTGTTATGGTTACACGTCAGTACTTGGGAGGAAGTTTATTTAAGTCTCAAAATGGTACTATTTGGTCTCCAAGTCAGTTTGAAGATATGAAGTTTAAACTTTATAAGGCAGAGTTTACTTCAAATGCAGGTAATGCTTATTTCTATAATCCATCACTTGGAAAGAGAAATAATGTAATACCAAGATTGCTTCCAAATACAATTAAAACTTTACCAAGAAAATTAAAAGTTGGAATTACTGAAGTTACTAGTTCAGATATGCAAGCACAACTTAATGTTGGTAGAAAAGTTAGTGAAGATAATGGAGCAGGAATCTATGGTTATATTGAGAAAACTGGTGGACCAGTTAATATCGTAGCCGTCAGTAATGGTGGTAAAGGATATGGTAAAACAGGTACTACTACAAACGGTGTTCCTACTTATGCTATTACTGGTGGTGGATCTGGTGCTACACTTAATGTAACAGTAAATGGTTCTGGTGTTGTTACTGGAGTTGCTATTGGTGCTGATGGTGCTGGATATGCTGCTGGTGATACTATTGGAATTCAAACATCCAATATGGATAAAGGTGTTGGATGTGTAGTGACAGTTAGTGGAGTCAATAAAATTGATACACTATACTTAACTAATGTTCAAGGTGAAGAATTTACAACTGGTAAAGATTTAGTATGGTTTAATGATGCAGGAACAGCAGTTGCTGCAGCAACTACTGATATTACATCTTCTAGTGTGATCAGTGACTTATACAATGGTAATGTTATTGAGGTTACTCAATACAATCATGGTATGGAAGCAGATAATAACTTAGTTACTCTGGCTGATATTGAACCAAATGGTCCTCCTATTCTTACAACAACTCCAATTAGTATTAGTGAAACAGGTAATATAGGATTTGCAGATACTACCTCATTCTCAACATGGAATGGAGAAGCTGCAACTTCTGGATATGTTAGAGTTGAGAGTGAAGTTATGTTCTATAACAGTATTGGAAATGGAGTATTAGGTATTGCAACAAGAGGTTGTGAAGGAACTCTTCCAAGACAACATGTTATTGGTGCTGTTTCTAAGAAGTATGAATTAAATGGTATTTCATTGACAGGTATTAATACTGATCATAATTTACCTAGTAATGCGACTTTAAGTAATGCTAGTGATATTGACAAATATTATCTAGAAATTGATCGTGGATCACAAAATGGTAATGTGGCAA